TCTTTCGTCGAGCCAACACCATCGGCCGAACGAACGGCCTCGCTCCCATGAACCGCGTTCCCTTCTCCAGGAACTTCCAGTACGGTGCCTTGGGATCGATGATGACGTAGGCCTTCAGTGTCTGTCGATTGACCTTGTGTCGGACCGCTCGGTACAGGTTGCCACTGCGCCGGTGCGGCGGCTCGCCTTCATCGGACGCGGGCGGATACGGAGTCGAGATGGAACGACGGATGTGCCAGGCCAACGACCGGACAGCCTGCTCCATGCCGTCGGCGATGACCGTCCGCACCACCCAGGGTGCCCGGCCTCCGTTCCAGCTGAACTGCGACGCCCTTGCCACGTTCGACGCTCCTTTACTGAGATCAACGCTACCAGGCCCGGCCCGAGCCGGGTCGCCACCGGGCCTCTAGGACTCGGCGGGCGTCCTAGCACGCTCCGCTTCGAGGACCACCAGCCCCCCAACCGTCGTCCGGCCCGTCAAGCGGCGGATCAGCAGCCGCTCGCCGGACGCGCGGCGGACCCGCATCCCGGCGTTGACTTCCGCGGACAGACCTTCGACGAAGATCTGTGTCGTGATCTTGACGCGGCGACGGTCGACTTCGACGATAGTCTCCGACTGCATCTCTTGGATCCTCGCGACGACGTCGACCTGCAGATCGGTCCACGTCGCGGTCTTCATTCCGTCCTTGTCTTTCGTGTATGTCGGCTTCTCGATGACGATGAACTCCGACGCTTCCGGCGCACCCTCTTCCGGTGGCGGAAGTACCGCTACCTGTTTGCACCACAATCGGAGTCGTGTCCGAGCCGCGGCCCGGTCAACGCCATTGACAGTCCATGTCTCCAACCGGTCGTCTGTCTTCACGAGCGAGCCAACTCCTGGAGGAGAGTCCAGCCGCTTCGACGCGATGTTGAAGATCGTGTCAGCGGTTGTGTACGCTCCTCCAGAAGCGGCTGCTTCGCGAACAGAAATCTGATGTCGCGATGCCGGGACTTCGACTTCGACTGCGGTTCCCACGAATGTGAGGAACACGTCTTCGACTCCGTCGACGTCGTCCAGGTCGTCCTCGATGTCTCGCATGGCTTCCTCAGTTGACTGCGGTGGTGTGCTCTTCGACGATGTCGTCGTCGTCTTCTTCGTCGATCATCATCTTGAGCTCGCGGATCTTCGCGACGAGGTACTCCTGATAGCCAAGCCAGTCAAAGCTCTGACCGTCGAGGGAGTACCTCGTCTTCTTCCGCTTCGAACACTCTTCAAGCAGAGCCGCGTAGTTTTCACGTGCGGCGATCAGGTTTGCTTTGACGGACATTCGCTACTCCTCGTCGTCGACGTCGATCTCTTCCTCTTCCAGATCCCAGTCCTCGTCATCGAGGTCGGGCTTCTTCGCCTGCGCCTTCGCAGGCATCGGGAAGTGGCGGACGATACCGTTGTCGTCCGTTTCGCAATCCTTGCCGGGCCGCTTGAAGATCGGCTGGTGCTCCGTGGAGATGATCCCGCAGAGCTCCTTGAACTTCGCCCAGGCCTCAGCCGTACTCCTGGCGTGAACCACCGCGGCTGGGCCATGCGGCAGCTCGACGAGGACGGGTCGTTCGCGGTCGCCCATGAAGCGAAGCTTCTTTCGCTTGCGTGCGACGAGTCCGCTCGACTCCGGCTTCGTCTCTTTCTTCTTCTTTCCCATACTCGTCCTTCCTCCGTGAGAAAACGGAACGAGGCCCGGCTGCCCACCGGGCCGTGGTTTCCTAAGGCTACGCGTTGTAGATGTAGGCAGCGTACCGTGGGTTCAGGACGACGAACGAGCCACGCTCGCTCGCCTTCCAACGCAGTACGATGTCCTGCTCGAATTCCGGCGTGCTGTTCGGCGGAGCCTGGACGACCGTGATCGGCCAGTTGTACTGCCAAGCGAACGCCTTCTTGAAGTCGCCGATGAGCCAAGTGAGCTTGGCGTTAGCCGCCGAGACTCCGCTAGCGATCAGGCGACGGTACGCGAACGAGCTGCTCAGGAGCTGGTAAGGATCGACGCTGTTCGCGCCGTACCGCTCCTGGTTCGCCGAGTCCGTCTTCTGCACGAGGGTCGTGGCCCGCGTGATCTGGCGCCACAGGTGACGCTTGGCGGGCATGTGCAGAATCTGCTTCGGCGTGATGACGATCGGTTCGCCGGTGTTCGGTTCGAGCATGTCAGCGAAGAGCTGCTCGGCCGCGTCCACCTGCTGCCAATCGGCGATGGTCACGCCGCTCAGCTTGTTGATCCACGGCGTCGCGGTCTGGTACGTGTTGTACGACGTACCACGCCACTTGTAGGTATTGGTGATACCCAAGACGCCGTCGAGCACCATCTTCTCCTTCTTCCGACTCAGCACCTCGCCAACCTGGCCCGCCCTTGCGGCGACCTGACTGGTCCGGTCGAAGAAGATGGTCTCCTTGTTGACCGAGATGATGAAGCCACGCTTCGTGGTCTTCGGAGTCTCGATCCAATCCTCACCGAATCCGACCTCGGGATACTTCATCCCTTCGGCCACCTCTTCGACGGCCTCCGTGATCCCGGTGATGCCGGGGATCTTCTCGCCGTTGGTGTTGGTCTGGTACTCGGTCACGAGCTGGGAGGCGATGAACTCCTCCTGCTGGTACCCTTCCATCACCGCACGGTAGATCAGGTTGCCCGTGATGTTGTTGAAGCCGGACAGGCTGACGCCCGTTGCGGCTTCCATCAAGAGGAACCCACCACGCTTGGTCGGGCCGAGTTGCTCGACCCACTCCTGGCCGACCGGCTGCTTATCGCCCTTGCCAACGATGAGGCATTCCGCGAGGTCGCGGATGCTCACGTCGCCAATGTTGATGTGCTTGTCGGCGATGGCCTCCGACAGGTGGCGGACCACCTTCCGGACACCCTGCCGCTCGACGCGGCGCTTCAGCTCACGCTTGTTGATCAGACGTCCCATTGAGGATTACCTCCAAGAAAAAACGAAAGAACTGCCCCAGGCGGATTACACACCGCCTACACTAGGCCGTCGGTCCCTTCATCAAACGCGAGAAGACCTCGACCTCCACTTCGGTCACAGCACTGCCGTAGCGCTTGGCGATACGGCCGATGGCCAGAGCCTCCGTGGCGACGGACGCCACCTTCTGATTCTCCAGCAAGTTGCCCGACTGCTTCGCCGGGCCGACGAGCGCACCCAGTTCCCACGCCGCGGAGGCGCAGCTGAACTTGTGAACGCCCGACGTGTTCGCACGAATCGGATCCACGTCGCCGGACCGCGAACGATCCAACGCGACACCCAGGAACCGGAGTGCGAAGGCGGTCTGCGTAGTCGCCAGGTCCGTATCCCAGGCCTGGTCGGCCGCGGAGTACGGGTCGCCCGGATCCGACGCAGCCTTCGTCGCAATCAAGTCACCACGTTCGATGACGGTCGCGGTCGGAACCGCCTTCGTCTCGACCGGGTTCGGTTCTCCCCGTTGCCAGGGAGCAGCACGATCACTCATGTCAATCCTCCTAAGTATCTCAAGTAGGAATCTCAGCCCCATCGCCACTCTCCTGGAGGAGAATGCTGCGGCCGGTTAGTCGGTCAGGCCTTCCAACCAGGTCTTCGAGTCGCCATCGTCCTCGTCGTCCACGTCATGGGACGAACGACTGCGAGGCTTCACGCTCTTCTTCGACCCCTTCTTGGCGGGCCGCTCGAAGCGCTTGTCGCTCATCGACTCGATGAGCTCCTTGACTTCGTCCTTGGAGCCGAGACCCATCAGGGCCTTGAGCTCGGTGCGACGCGGCTTGAAGCCCACGCTCTCGCACAGGTCGAGAACGCGGCGCTCCTTCTTCATCGCCTTCAGTTCACTGGCAACGTCGGCCACGCTCTCCAAGAGGCGACCCTTCTTCTTCTTCGTGGCCACGCGGCCTCCTTTCTTCCGCGGTCGTTCGCCGCGGTCTTCAGGGACTTCCTTCTCCTTCTCGCCGGAAGGTTCGTCTCCATCGCCTTCGTCGCTGGAGACATCCTCTTCCATGTCGAGGAGCTTGTTAATCTTGTCCTTCCGCTGCTTGGCGTCCAGACTGTCGTCCATGAAGATGGCCATGACCATCTTCGCCATCGCCTCACGCGGCGTCGGCACGGACGAACCTTCCTCTTCTCCCTCCGCCGCGATGGCTTCCATCAAGCGGCGTTGGAAAATACGCTTGCGGTCCTCCCGCGAGGTGCGCCGCTTCTTTCGAGCTCGCAGCATGCTGCGTCCTCCTTTGTCTTCGAACAGACTGACGTTGGTCGCCGGATCTGCCACGAGATCCACAGAGCGCACCTTGTCGATGGACTCCACAATGACGTCGCCGTTCCGTTTCTTGGCGGAACCGCTGGCGTTGTGCGAGAGACCACAGTTCTTCGGCTCGTGTTCAACGTCGAACTCGAACTGCTTGCGCAGTCGGTGCCCACCGTTGTAGTGAAGGTCGCCGAAGAGACCTTTGCCTTCACGATACTCAACGTTCTTCAGACGACCGAACCGATCCTCGTACCGACGCGAAGTACCGAGACCCTTCGTCGGATGGTTGACGTTGACCTGTCGGCCTTCGTACAACGGGATCGCTTCGAGCATCGCCTCTTTGGCGTACTTGTGGCCGTGCGCGGATTCATGCCCGAGGATCTTGACACCACGGACACAGCAGTTTGCCTTGTCCAACCGCGGGCGACCCAAGCCACTCGACTCACGCAAACGAATCTTCATGTTCACCTCGATACTTTCTTGGCGGTGCGTCGCCGCTTCTGGAGAGTACGGTTGATCCGGGCACGCTTCCGCTCGATCTGCTTCCTCGTGGCGTCTTCGAGGTCATCAGTGTCTGCGAGACGGCCCGTCTTCGGATCGAGGAAGTCGGCCCAGGCGGGCCGTCCCCCCTTTTCCTTTACAGCATTCCACCTCGCTTTCCCCACCACCTTCCTCTTGACTTCCTCCGGCTGTCGCCGGAACCAGGCGGAGTAGGTACGTGTGTCAATCGCGGGTCCTCCGATGAGGTCTGCGTTGGAGAGGTCGTCAAGGACTGGCGCATAAGTGCATCGACAGTTTGGCTCGTCCGGGAGTACTGGTCGCGACGCTGCGTTAGGTCGACCTTTCTTCCAGAAGATCGTCCCATGGCGAGCCGCATGATGCGCACGAGTAACCATGTCAAGAATAGCAACGATCTGGAAACCACGAATGACTTCACTGAACTGAGCATAGGTCCGCTCCGCCATGAGGTTGCTGATACGTGCCGCTTCTGTCCGAATGATCCGCCGCGCACTCGACGCGAGACTCTCGACGTGTGGTCGGATGCTCTTCGCGATCTGCTCTTGTGTCTTTCCTTTTGCGACTCCGTCTGCGATCTTCTGCGCGACGAGGTCGCGGTCGGAGATCTTCTTGCTCCACTTCTTCAGCCGCCGCTTGTATCCACCTTGGTTGATGATCGAGCGGACTTCCGCCGCGGTCGGCGGCTCCTTTGCTTTGGCGATCGTCTTCTTGCTCGGCAGCTGCTTGGCGAGCCGCGGCCGGGCGGGCGTCTTCAGTGCGCGGCGTTGCAGGAAGAGGTCGTTCGCTTCGTCGTCCTCCGCTTCGAACAGCACGATCTCCGGGTCGTCCGGGAAGGCGTGCTTCCAGTAGGCCTTCGGCAACCCGTCGACCCAGCACTGGTAGGCCGTCGCGTAGCTCGCCGTAGTGGACCGTTGCAGAGCCGAGCCGACCGCGGCCTCCAGGTCGCTGCCAAGGCGACTGAGGATCGATTGCGCCCGCCGCTGGGCCGCGGCTGGAGTCCCGGTCGCCGCAGCCAGCAGCTGCCGCCAGGCCCGGACCACAACGTCGGTGACTCGAACCAGCTCGTTGTCCGCCTGCAACGCCGCTTCGACGTTGCGGATGGCGAACAGAGCGGCGAGGACCGCCGATGCCTTCGCGGGTTTGACGAGAGCAACCACCTATGCAGCCTTCCGTTTCTTGCGTCGTGCTCGAAGACCTTCCATGACGGGCCGCGGCTTCGACAGTCCTTGCATGCCGACGAGCTTGATCGCCGACTCTTCCGTCAGCCGGTAGAACATCATGAACATCTGGATCGCGGACTCGCGGCTGATCGTCTGCTCCTTCACCGCCTTCATGATCTCGACCGCTCCGGTGATGCCGCCCGCCATGCTGAGCAGAGCCGCTTCCGGTTCTGCGTCCGCCGCGGTTACGGTTCCGTCGACTGCGCCGGGCATCGGCATCGCCATTGCGTCCGGGTTGCTGTCGTCGAACTCGGACCAGTTCCGCTGCTCTTGGCCAGCGTCGAGCCCAAGCTTTCCGGCAACGGTCTGCGGAGAGATGACTCTGTTCCGCATGTACACCTCGTCGGCCTTCGACTGTTCGTCGATATTCCTGGAGATCAAGGTCGGTGCCTCGACGTTGATCTCGACGAAACGCTTGAGGTCGGCTGGGAGCAGGCCCGCGTCGATGGCGACCTGGATGCTCGTCCAGATCAACTCCAGGTCTGCTTCGATCTGCTCCGCTTGCTCTTGCTCGAAGAAACGTACTGCTGGCGACTCGGCGACCATCGTACTCGAATAGTTCGCGTTGCTGGCGTCGCTGCCAACCATGTACTCCGGCAACGCCTTCGACGCCGCGACGGCCCGAAGCTCAGCTCCAAGCACAGCGACAGGAGCAGAAGGGTTAAGACCCACCGAAGGAAACTCATGCTCGACTCCATCTTTCGAATCCAGGATCGTGCCCGGCCTCCACTTCTTGAAGTTGCGTGTCTCGCCCGTTACGGAGTTCGATGACTGGATCGTTGCGTTTCTCGTCGCGAAGCTCTTCACCGCACCGCTCGTCTTCTTGTGCTTGCGGATCATCGCGATCGCCGACTGCGTCTGCACCAGGATGCTCATGTTCCGGAGCAGCTTCTCGCCGCGTTCAAGGTTCTGACCGACGCAGTACAACGAGGACAAGCCGCGTTTGCAGTTCATGTCGACGTTGGTTTTGCGGTGCTGAATCTCGTGCGGCTCGACTTCTTCTTCGTTGATGAAGTACCACTCGACCGTCTCGACGTCGTCCGGGTCCGTCTTGATCCCGAACGTCGCCGAATGGTCCTGCGCCCAGCGTTGCGGCGTCGTGACTTCGTGCGGTTCGACGAACCGGAAGAAGCAATAGCCGTTCTCCTGGGGAAAAATCCGAATGAAGCACTCGCCATCGCGGTGCTTGCGTCGGCAAATCTCTTGCTGCCGCCGCTGCCACTTGTTGATCTTCAGCAGGCGGTCGATGTACAGCTGCGTCTTCCGTGCGTACTCCTTCGAGGTGTGGTTTCGACGCATCGACTTCTTCGGCTCGACGCAGTACTTGTGCCCGGAGCCGACCGTGAAGGAGACAAGGTTGACGATGAGGTTCTCCGCGTAGCTGTTCCGTCGGCAGATCTGCCGCGACTTGCGGCGGATGACGCCAAGCTCTTCTTCGTCCGTGAACGGCTCCGAGTCCTCGTCGGAGAAACCCTCGAACGTCCCGACTGGACGCCATCGTTCGCCGGTCACCTCGTCCATGTACCGGTCCCGCGGATCGACGATCGTGTCGAGCCAGTTGACTTGCGCCTCCAGGAGCTTCCGCTCCAACCGCCGCTCCATCGAACGGATGCTGCTTCGCTTGCGAGCCTTAATCATATTCGAGCTCCAGTTGACCTGCTTCGTGATCGTCGTCGCCGCTCTCCATGACTTCAGCTGCGATCCTCGTCGCCATCTCCAAGGCGTCCGGCCCGTCGTCGAAGTCGCCGACTGGGAAGTCTCGCAACTGCTGGACGAGGAGAGCTGCCCCCTCGCTGCCGCGGCGGAACCGCAGACGCTTCTGCGCCAGCAATGGAGAGAGTCGGCGGATACGCATTGCCTTCTTCACACGGTTGTCCAGCTCCACGACGTCAACGTTGACGTCGCGAGCCGTCGCCTCGTCCATGAACTCTTCCGCCAGCAACGACTGAAACTGATTGGTTTCGAACCCGATCTTCGCCGGGCGGAAGCGGCGATGATGTTCGAGGGCGTCGGTGACGATCTGATCTGTCGGTCGACGCTTGAGGTCGGCATCGACAAACCATACGCCGCGGTGGTCGCACGCTACTTTGACAATGGCGGAGTAGTCTCCTCGCTTCGCGTCCTTGCCCTTCGACGGGTCGACTGCCATCGTCCGGATGGCGGTCTGCGCGTCCTTCGGCCAAGCGTCGAACCAGAAGTCTTCGTGCGTGAAGTACTTCTCCGGCCATTCGCACGACTCCGGGTTGATCGGACTGCCTTGCTTCTCTGCCTCGAACGCCTGGTGCCCGATCTGCGCCCGATGCTGCATCAGGTAGTAGAGAGGCTCACGGTCAGGCCAAAGGACAGAGGAGCCGCGGAGCATGTCCTTGCGATTGCTGCGGAAGAACTTCGACGCCCGCTCTTCGGAACCGACCTTGACGACATCCTGGTAGACACGCTCCCATTCTTCCCAGAGATCCATCCGAGTCGGCCAGCTCGTGATCGCTTGGAACGGAGCCGGGCGTCCATGTGGACGGTACGTCTCCCAACCAGCGGTATTCAACAGCTGCAGCATCAGGCATTCACGGTGCAAGGCGGTGCCGAGAGCGAGGACGTTGGTGTTGGCGTCGCCCATCGACATCAGCGTTTGGTCGAACCAGGTTCGCGTCTGCTTCCGCATGCCTTCCGAACGAATGTGTTGATCGTTCTCCGGGTCGTCGAGAACGATCAACGAAGGCCGATGCTGTGCGTTGCGACGCCCGCGAATCCTGGAGAGTGTACCGTGCGCTCGGATCAGGACGCCGTTCCGCAGCTGGATCGCGTTGGCACGCCACAGCGGCCCCTCGCCCGTCGCATGCGGGTAGGCTTCGGCGAGTGCGTCGTTGCTCTCCAGCTCGATCTTCACGGCGCGAAGGTGGTCCCACGCCTGCGATGCGGTGTCGGAGATGATCATGATGTTCGTCTCACTACCTTCGCAGGCCCGCTTGAGGACACACGCCAAGGTGCCGATCGTTGACTTCGCTCCGCCGCGGGGACCAATGGCTGCGATCTTCTTGCCGCGGTCGTTGAAGCCTTCGTCGATCTCGTCGGCCAACCAACGATGCATCGCGCTCGGGCCGTGGACAAGGTAGTGCGGCAAGTACTCCTGCGCCCACTCAAGGAGCGGACGTTGAACGTTAGATAGATACGAGGAG